ATGTCGGTATTGAATTTTCTGACGGACATGGCCAGCAATGCCGTGCTTTCTTCGTCCGAGCAGTCGTCGATCACGACATCGATCACGACGCTGCAATCCCGGATGGCGCTGCATTTCGACAGCGGCGTGATCAAGCAGCACTTCCGCTTCGGATCGTCAACGCGAGGCACGATCTTGCCGCGTTCGATGGATGAACACTCGGACATCGACTACATGATCGTTTTCAGCGACAACACCGCCACGCCACAGACGTATTTGAACAGGCTGAAGACCTTCGTCGAAAAGCGTTATGGATCATCGGAGATTTACCAGTCCAGCCCAACCATCGTCCTCGAGCTGAACCACATCAAGTTTGACTTGGTGCCCGCGACGACGACTTGGCTCGGCGAGCTTCAGATTCCCAATGGCTCCGGTGGTTGGATAGCCACGAATCCGAACGACTTCAATGCCACGCTCGAAGCCAAGAACAAGGAGCACAAATCGCTGATCAAGCCGACCATCCGGCTGTTCAAGTACTGGAACGCGACCAGCGGGCTCCCGTTCGAGTCCTTCATGATGGAGAAATGGGTGTGTGGCCTGAGCTTTTGGTGGCTGACGAACCAGAAGGACTATTTCTTTGCTGTCGTCGACAAACTGAACACCAGCTCGTCGTACTCGCAATGGGTAAACAACGAGATCACGCGCGCAAAGAACATCGTGGCCAACGTCCGGCAGTACGAGAAGGACGACATGCCAGTGTCGGCAGAGAACGAAATCAAAAAGCTATTCCGGCTCTAAGGGGAATTTTATGGCATTGAATCTGGCGAAGGCCGTACTCGCGTAACGGCCTGATTGTGTTATTCGAGATGGCCTACAACATCGAGACGTTCATCCCCGCGCTGAAACGCTCCAAACCACGCCGTGCGGGAATCGGTGCGAGCTAGGCTCACCAGCAAGGCAAATCCCTCGCAACCCCGCCCCTCGGCTGTGGAGAAGTCGGTGGTGTCGAACTTGGCCTCGCGAACGAGCGTAGTCGCGACGGATTTCATGGCGTACTCGAACAAATCGAGCAGGTTTGCCTGCGTGTTGGTGTCGATGTTGCGTGCAGAGACGTCATCGATGATGGCCTTCTTGTATCGGTTGCTCATGGGATGTGCTCCGTTGTTGATATGGGTGACATGAACGCTCTGTTCGGAGGTGAAGCCAAGCGCTTCCATGCCTTTCCTGGTTCGGGCGTTGCGAAGCAGCAAAGGTGACCCGCATTGCACAAACCATCTGGCCCCGATCGCCAGCGGAACGCGTCAATCAACAGCCGATCGTTTAAGCTGCCCCGTTCACCCGCTCCGCAACATGCAGCCCACCCAGGCCCAGCATGCCAAGCGTGAGCGTGGCCAGCGGCCCAAGGTCGAGCGACGGCAGGTTGAGCGGATGGCCGGCAGCAGCAGCCACCGCATTCGTGAGCGGCCCGCCAACGAAGTTCCAGAAATACCCCGCGACGCACACCCAGCCCAGCCCCCCGCGCCAGTGTTGCAGTGGGTCCGAGCTCTGCGCCTCCGCCTTGTCGATGTCGGTCTGCGTCTGAATGAGCGCCAGCGTCGCTGCCAGCTTGGCCTTGTCCTCCTCGGTCTTGTCGGGGAAGAACATGCCGATGATGCTCTTGGCGGCTTCCGCCGCCGTGCCGATGCCGGTGATGTCCATGGTGGATCTCCTCAAGCGTGGCAGGCGGCAGGTTCGCAACCCTGCGCCCATTGATAGCTGACGGTGTGCTCACCGCTGCCGACGAATGCAATCAGCTTGGCCAGCGTCACGCGGCTGTCGAGGATGGCGAGTTGCCCATGCCCGTCGTCATTGGCCAGCGACCCGTAGCGGCTGCCGACCAGCGTGCAGCCATGCACCTGAGTTTCCATGCCTTGCGACACGTCACCCGCAAAGTTGCCGCAGTGGATCAGGCAGTTCTGCCGGCCATGTTTGTCTTCCAGGCGCAGCACGTCACAGTCGAGATGATCGGAATGCCAGATCGTCGCGCGGTAGCTGTCGTCGATGACGCAGGACACCCCCGGCGTGTTGTCCTGCCAAGGCAGTTCCAGCGTGAGGCAGGTGAAGGTTTCACCTACCGGGTTCGTGGCGACCAGTTCGCCCGGGGTGCCGCTGGCCGTGGATTGTTTTCGGGTGATGACGATGTTCATTTGAAGCCTCCGCTCTTGGTAAAGGTGTAGCCGGCCAGGGCCAGAAGGCCAGCGATCAAAATGCGTTTGAGCCAACCGACCACGCCGCGCCCGATCACGCGTTCGAACTGCGCCTGCAGCGCATCGGACAGGGCTTGGGACAACACCGGCGCCGATTTCTCGAACGCCTCGCACAGGGCATCCGCCAGGGCCTGCCGGTCGCTTTCCGACAGCACGCCGCCGGTATGGCGGTCGGTATGCGAGCCGATGGGACGGCCGCATTCACAGACATCGCTCATGTCTGACTCCTCTCGTTGAAATGTGGAATGCCGCCGGAGCCGGTATCACGGCCCGGTCGGACCTATTCGGGGTAGCGCCCCTCGCGTAGCCACTTGACCGCGATCCATTTCTCGCCGTCGACGACGGCATTGCCGCTGTGCAGCGTCAGTGGATCGAGCTGGCCGTCCGCCGTGCGGTATGAGAAAAAGCAGGCATTGCCTTGGACGGCTGCCACCTTGACGCCGGCACGCGGGAATTCCGTTTCCCCGCCGAAGGGAACGGTGTTCAGATAGGCGATGAAGGTGGCGATGCGTTGGCCGCCGTTTTCCGGCCGGACGATGTCGGCGGACGACGGACTCTCCGGCGGAAAGTAGTCCCAGTGCGGGACGTAGTGCTGGCTTGGCAGGTAGTGCAACACCTGCAGTCCTTCGCCGTTTTCCGGGGGGATACCGGAGAGCTCCGCGATGTGAAGCTCGATGTCCGCCACCAGTGCAACTTCCCCGCGCCGGAAATGGCACCCGGAGCTGGTGCGCGTGTCGTCGATGCGCACCCCTTCGGCATGGTGCACGACCGACGATCGCTTCATGCGCGGGCGGGCCAGATCGATCAGGGAGCGGCAGGCGTCCTCGTCCAGAAACCCGCCCAGCACGACGATGTTGGGAGCCTTGACCGCCATCAGCACCTGGTGCCGACGCCCCGCAATGCACAGTGGCGCATCGGAGTACGTCAACTGGACGCTGGCAGGATCATTCATGACGTGCAGCCGACAGATAGGTGCGGTTGAGCATCGGGTGATCCTGATCGGTCGGCCCCCAATCGCCATCCGGGTGGAAAGCGATGACGTCGAGCCGCTGATCGTCCGTCCGGAAGCGATGCAGCTCGCGCTCCTCGATGCAGAACAAGGTGCCGGCGGTCAGCGGGATCTCGCGATCCGCGAAGCAGGCAAAGCCGGAACCGCTGGCGACCACGCCCAGGCGGATCGAAGGATGGATGTGAAACGACTGGCGCACGCCAGCCGGGAACGACAGATGGTTCAGGCTCGGGTCGCCCTTGCGCGGCGGATAGACCAGCAGCGAATCCGAGCAGTTGTCGATGTAGCACAGCCGTCCCGAGGCCTCGATCGGGCCGCCGACGAGTCCCTGCCCACGAAAGCCATGCCGGATCACGGCGAAGACCTGGGCGTCATCGTCCTCGCCCAGAAGCAGCGTGGCCGGCTCGCTGCCGGTGGCGTGGCAGAAATACTGCCACTGGCCTGCCTGGCGCAAAATCTTCGGTTCATCCGCGTTGCCCGCGCCCGCGATGATCGAGGCCGCCTGATCGGCGTGGCCGGCAACGACGAAGCCATACAGCGTGCAAAACGGCGGGACGGTGATGTGATCCTTGATCGGCCTGGATAGCAACCAGGCCTGGCACGGGTACATGCTGTGCCGGGCGTCGATATAGGCGCCGGTTTTCATGATCAGGCCCCCGTTTTGGTGGTGTTGACGACGATGCCGTTGGCCTTGTTGTAGGCGCTGGCCGCGCTGGAGACCTTGCCCAGGTCACCGCTGTTGGCGGCCTGAAAGCTGTCATAGGCCTCCTGGCTTTCCCAGACGGTGGTCGTGGTCTTGGTCAGCCCGTCGGCCGACATCTCGACCGACCGGGACTGCACGGCCGGATGCGTGCGCACGGCGTGGCCGACGTTGGCGATCGCGGTTGCGACCTCGGGATCGAGATTGGCGCTGTCTTTGAAGACGGGCACGTCGCTGGCCGGGCGCGTGGTGGTTTTGGTGACGGTGAAAGACATGGCTATTCCTCCTTCGGAAGGATGGGTTGAACAAATGGGGGCGGCGCGGGCCGCGAATCGAAAAACGAACGGAGCGACGCGTTCAGTCAGAAAGGACAAACGCCTGCAAGCCGGCCTGATCGACCGGCGCGCCATCGGTGGTGATGGCAGCCACCGGCGGATACTTGAAGACCTTGCACAGCGAGCCGATCTTCATCTTGGTCAGATAGCTTTGATCGCCGGTGAACGCGACGATGTAGCGCTTGGCCGGCATCTTGTAGGTGTCGATGCCGGCGCCCAGTTTGTCGGCGGGATGCGTGAGGCTCCAGCGTTGGAACGCCTCGGTGTCGAAGAAATGCCGGACCTTGCCGAGCAATGCGCGGTAGTCCGAGCCCGGCGGCTCATAGAGCAGATGCCGGTACTTCACGTGCTGCCATTTCTGGGAGAAGTTCCACCACCACAGAAAGTCCTGGGCGCTGACCAGGGGGTACGGGGCCTCGTCGGCGATCGGCGCATAGCGCCGATAGATCGCGGCGCCGGTCTCGGCGTCCCCGGCGATGCTGCCGAACAGGCGAGGCAGGACCAGGGCATGCGACTGCGCCAGGCTGTCGAAGCCTAGTCGCCGCGTGGCTTCGAGCATCAGATCGGAGCCGAATAGCTGGTCACCCAGTTCACCGGTGACCACCGTTTCGTCGTACAGCCCGCCCTTGCCGACCGTGCGTTGCACCGACAGCTTGCCGGCGATGTGGGCCTGGTAGAAGCCCGGGTTCTCGGCGATGCTGTGGCTCGACAGGTACACGGTCAGCCGGTCATGTTCGTTTGCGGGCAAAGCCTTGAGCAAGGCAACCAGCGTCACCGTCGAATCGATGCCACCCGACCACATGACGTGCAGCCGCGCATGCGTGTCGAGCAGTTCCCGCGCACGGGCGTCGCAGCAGTCCGCAAAAGACATCTGCGGACCCGTCCTTACATCCGGCATCGGGCAGCATGCGCCGAAGCGCAGCAGATCGGGCTTGCATGCCAGGCGCGAGGTCGTGACGACACCTCCGATGACCTGGCGCAGACCGCTTGCGAATGGGTTGTCCCGCACCAGATTGCGGGCGACCAGTAAGTCAGTCATGGCATCCGTACCTCACGAACAGCGTGTCCAGATCGTCGTGATCACGCGCGGCACAGACGGCCGCCAGGGCATGTAAGCGGCGCACCTCGGACTGGATCAGTGCGTCCTGCCGGTCGGCGTATTCCATGCGCACCCGCTCTGCCGCTGTGGCCAGCGTGGTGTTCCAGGTTGTGGCCATGGCCTCCAGCAGCGGCAATGCTTCACCGTCCTGGCCACTCGAATCGTCCAGCGTCTGGCATTCGGCATGGGCGAGATCGAGCAGCCGGTCCTGCAAAGGCAAGGATCTCGAGGCGAACGCGGTCCGTTGCGCTCGCAAGGCCGCATGCACCCGATCCATCAGCAGCAGCCGGCGGTAGTGGAAGCGGTAGTCCTGCGCGTCGGGTGGCGCTACTTCCACCACCCCGTCGCGCAGCCGGTAGCGATACGGCTTGCGGTAGCTGAAGTCGTCCGGCACTTCGCCCCAGTGGTGGAAGGGTTCGTAGCGCTCGTCGATCTCGCGGGCGAGGTGCTGCCGGTCGAGGTCGACGTAGTTGATGACGTAAAGGATCACGCCGGTCGGCATGAATTGCAGACCGGCCATTTGCAGGTACATGGTCGTCTCCCTGGATCAACCACCGGGTGGTGGAGGTGGCGGCGGAGGTGGCGGTGGCACCGGAGTCGGTGTGGGCGTCGGTGTTGGTATTGGTGTTGGTGTTGGTGTTGGCGTTGGTGTTGGTGTTGGCGTTGGTGTCGGCGTCGGCGTCGGCGTCGGCGTCGGCGTCGGAGTCGGAGTCGGAGTCGGTGTGGGCGTGGGAGCTGGCGCCGGTGGCCGGTAGTTCGCCAGCGCGGCGGCGACCGCTGCATTGATCAGGGCCTCGATCGCCTGCCTGAGCTGGTTGAGCGCGTTGCGGTCGGGTGCGAGCCCAGCTGCCAGGATGACATTGCGGATCTCCTCGCTGACCTGATAGAACCAGTAATCCCCCGGCGTGGTGGCCGGCGTATTGGTGGCCGGATTCCCGTCGGTCGGGTAGCCGATCGACGGATTGGCCGGCACGGCAGGTGGTGTTTGGGCGGCGTTGGCCTCCCAGACGCGGTTGTCCATGTGATCTCCTACGTGTAGCTGAAGAGCAGCGTGGTATGGGCGGGCTTGAGCCGCCGCATCACGCACTCGAGCAAGGTGTTGCCCCAGGCCGCGAGCGGATCGGAGACGCGGCCGTTGACGGTGAGCGTGCTGCGCGTGTCCCCGAGGGGCACGTGAATCGTCCAGGTGTAGATCCAGCGGCCATTGGCCAGCGGGTTGTTGACCGGCGAGACGACGGTGTCGATTTCCTGCCAGCCTTCGGTGATCGAAATGGTGAAGCCCAATGCGCGGGCCACGGCCACGAAATAGGCGCGCGACTGGCCGCCGACCTGGATGAGCCGGGACAGCAGCGCGGCCCGTCGCTGCGCAAACGTCTGCTGACCGCCGAGCGCCATGACGCACGGATCGGGCAAGCCCGCCACGCGCTCCCAATCGGGAAACAATTCATTGGTGGTGCGGGGATCGGCCTCGTCGATGAGTTGCCAGCTTCTGGCATCGATCCGCGCCAGTTCCTGCGCGAGGCCCGTCAGTAGCCGGGTGATGGCCGCGTCGGCGTCGTCGGTCCAGGCCGGGCCATAGGGCAGGAGTTTTTGCAGCGACGCCAGGTAGTCGGCGGCGGCCAGTGGCTGGCTGACCTGCTGCATCACTGCCATACCACCCTCCCCATGACCGGGATCTGGCCGGGCGACAACACGACGTTGGCGGCCGGCGTGACCAGCACGTAATCCCATTCCTGGGCCGCAGAGGAGATGGCCGAGCGCATGTGCGACAGCAGGATCGTGCCGCCGGGCTGCCCCTCACGCGCCAGCAGATCGGCGAGTTCGGCCGCGATGGCCTGTTGAACGGCCAGGGTGTCCGGGCTCAATCCTTCGATGGCGAAATCGATCGGCACCGCGACCGGCGCATAGACCGTCACATGCGCAGTGACCGGGCGGACCGTGTCGATGAAGGCAGCGACGGCGGAGATCTGCGCGGCCGTGGGCAGGATCGCCGCGCCCGCGCCGTTGCCATCGCAGACAAAGGCGACGCCCACCGTGCCTTGCCCGAATTGCTCGGCCACGACCCAGGCGCGGGTGGCGCCGCCGCCGGGCGTTGCCAGGGTCCACTGCACGTAGTCGTTGGCGTCCCCGCCTTGCGGCGGTTGCTGGATGCGGTTGAGCAGCCGCTCGCGCAGACTGTCATCGGATTCGAGGTCGCCGCCACCGGCAAGCAGCCCGAGCACAGCAGCGGTCTGCACGCCCAGCACCGGCGTGACCAGATTGGCCGTCTGCCCGGCGTAGCCGTTGCTGGCGGCAGACGGTACGACCGCCGTGACGGTGGTCGTGGCCTGGAGTCCGTTGACCGTGATGTCCGCTGTCGTCTGGAACTGCGTGCCATCGAGCGTCTGCACCAGCGTGCCCGCCGGAATGTCCGCTGCCCCCGGCGCCACCGTGAAGGTGACGGTGCCGGTGGCGGGTGTTGCCGCCAGGCGCTGCACGCCCCAGATGGATGCCCAGCGCTCCAGGAACTCGGCTTCGGCAGTGTCGATGATGATCTGGCGACTGATCCATTCGATGAACCCGTACAGGCCATGGGCCACGCCAGCGAGCACGCGGGCGTAGACCTGGGCGTCGGCGCGGCGCAGCACGTTGTCCTGCGGCAGCCGTTGAAACACGTCGTTCGTCGTGCGATTGATCAGGTCCGGGAGGGACGGACGGTTAAACATTCAAGAGACTCCAGAGGTTGTCGAACCTGAGCACTGCGTTCGCCGTGCCATCGGCCGCGAACAGCGTGCATTGCAGGGCCAGCGTCGACAGACCCTGGCGCTCCGCTCGCACGGCGATGCGCGCGGCGACACCATCGTCGATCAGCCACTGCAGGGCCTCTTCGGCGTAGTCCTGGGCTCGTTGCACCGTGGTCGGCGTGAGCTTCGCGCGCGCCAGCAGCCACAGGCGCGAGCCGATGCGGTCGTTGGCCACCGGCGGGTAGGAGTCGCCCCACCAGCCCATGCGGAACCCCTTAGGGTCGGGCAAGGTGTCGTCGGGATTGGCGCGCCGCCAGGTGAAGAGACTGATGAGCACCGCCCGCACCAGCGGATGGGCCTTGTCGTTGTCGATGTCCTGGAACAGGCCGAGCGAGGTCGTCCGGCCGTCGAAGACGACGGTCAGTGGCAAGGTGTCGCGCATGCTGTTGGTTGTGCCTATTGCTGTGAATTCGGCGGATTGGTGGTGAAGCCATCGCCGTGGCTGTCGGTGCCGCTGTGCGTATGGGCATCGAAGACCGAGCGCATGCCCGCCATCGTCTTGGTGCCACCCTGGTCGCCGACGTCCTGTGCGGCCGTGATGCTCGCGTCGCTCGTGATGTTCTGGGTCACTTCCAGTGTGCCGACGATCTTGCTGTTCGCGTTGATGGTGAGGCCGGCCGCGAATGACATCGATCCGCTGCCGTCACCTTGCATCACCACGGTCGACCCCGCCTTGTCGGTCAGCTTGATGCCGCCGCGCATGAGATAGACGGACTGTCCCTGGTCGTCATGCAGGATCACTTCACCGCTCGCCAGGCCCTTGACGCGATAGCGACGATCGGCCACGCATACGACGACACCGTGCGAGCGGTCGCCATCGAGAAAAAGCGCGACGCATTCGGCGCCGGGCTGGGGATGGCTGGTCAAGCCATACGGCTCGAAATGCTCGACGTCATCCTTGGACTCGCCGGCCAACAGGCGCAGTTGCAGGCTCTGCATCTTGGTCGCCGCGTTGACCAGGGACACGGTGCCGCGCGCGACCATGTTGGACAGGCGGCGCGCATATGGGGCGACCAGTCGCGCGAAATCCGTCATGCCATGAACCTCATTCCACATCTCCCCAGGTGTCGGCACCGCCGCGCTTGATGCCTTTGCGCGGTTTGGCGGCCTTGGAGCGGTAACCATCGGGCGGCCCGACGCGGAGCTGCGTGCGCAGTCCGTTCTCGTCGAGCAGGTAATGCGCTTCCGCGATGACCATGGTCTGGTCGAAGCCGATCAGGTCGTCCCGGACGCGCACCAGCAGGTTCGGCACCCACAGCTGTCCGTCACCCTGGCGCCAGCCGGCGACCGTATAGGTGGCTTCGAGCGCCTTGGCGGCCCGGTGTGCGCGCTCGTACAGCGCACGGTCCTGGCAGGTGCCGGCGTCGGCATGGCCCGCCTGTTTGAGCACCAGCACCCGGAAGCGCTTGGAACGCGCATCCGTCAGACTCGCCGTCACCGGTGTGCCGGTGTCGGCGATCCCGCCTTCGAATTCGGCCTCGCCGTCATCGTCGCCCTCGACCTCGTTGGCATCGACGCCGAAGTCGCCGTCATTGCCCGCGCGCTGGCCCTTCACGACGTAGCTGGACATCACCGCCTTGAAGTCGAGTTCGCAACTCCCCTCCCGGATGTTCTGGCCCAGCTCGAGCGTGGTGGTGGCGTTACCGGCGCTGCCGACATCGATGAACACTAGGTCGCCCCGGGCGTTGTCGGTGGACAGCACATGGCGCAGGCGCATCAGCCGGTCGATGCTCTCGAACACGGTTTCCCCGACCTGGACATGGTGCTCGGTGATCGGCGCACCGGTATCGATCTCGGTCAGCACGCGCACGCCATAGGGCGCAGCCAGCGCGGCGGCGATGGTTTCCAGCTTGGCGTTGCGCCAGACGTTGGTGTTGGCCGCCGCCGGCTTGACGACCGTGCCGGTTTTGCCGTCCTTGCCTTTGACGTCCGCCCACAGGCCGTTGCCCGCCGGTGGCGCCCGCCCGGAGTCGGGCGGACAGCAGTCGACCAGATCACAGGTGCGGCTGCGGCCCTTGACGGTGACGCTGACGCGCTTGCCGTCATACTGGATCGGGGTGGCATCGACGTAACCGGTCAGCACCAGGTCGTTGCCGATGAATACCTGGCAGGCGTCGAAGGGCCGGATGCGGCGCCAGACCGGCGGTGCGTTGTCCGCCGTGGCGGCCGATGTCGGCCCCGGCCAGCGATCGGTGACTTCCAGCTCGAAGCTGCGCGCCTGCCGCTCGATGCCGGCCTCGATGCGGATATTCTTCCAGCCGCCGAATTCCTGGCCGCCGACCACGAGGCGCACCTGATTCTCCGGCAGGCCCGCCGGATAGCCTGGATCAGTGGTCGCCATGTCAGGCCGCGATCACGGAAAGCGCGCCGGGCGGCACGAAGCCCGGATGGCGGATACCGTTGCGCGACTGGATCTCGGCATCGCGCGACGCATCCGCGTACAACTCGTAGGCGACGGCCAGCATAGGCATCGTCTCGGGCGGAATCCAAGTGGTCAGACGCGCCGCGCTCTGTGCACGGGCCGTCAAATCCACATAGACCGCCGCGCTCGCCGCCTGCAACGCCTCATAGGCGGCGTCTCCGCAGCGGCGCATCTCGGCGTCGAGCGTGGAGAGCAGCGTGTCGCGCACCGCCAGCATGCTGTCTTGCGTGACCTGTTGTGGGGCGACCGGCGTGCCGCCCGACGGCTGGCTGATGCCGGCCTGCACGCTGTCCTGCTCGGTGCCCACCAGGGACGAAATACCCACCGCTTGCGCGAGCAGGAGTTGCCGGCCCAGGCCATAAAGTGCGACGGCATTGGTATCGATCTGCCGGCGCGACGGCGTGGCCGCCACGACCGGGGTGCGCGCCAGCATGGCGTTCGACGACGCCGTTCCGGTGAGCAGCTTGACCACGGTGGACCAGGCGGCGACGGCGCCCGCCGCGCCCGACAGGCCGAAGGCATTGAGCAATGTCTGCCCCAGCATCGCCGGATTGCTCAGGAAGGACGCTGCCTGGGTGACCAGGTTGGCGACCGAGGTGGCCTGCGATGTGAAGTTCGCCAGCACCTGCGCGATCTGCCCAGCCCCCACGAAACCCAGCATGGCGGCCAGTCGTCCCTGGGCCGCCGCCGCGACGAAGCTCTGATAGCCCGCGACCGTGAAGCTGCCCGCGAAATCCTGGATCGCCGCCGTAGCCAGTCCATCGGCCGCGAGCCGGCTGGCCGCCTGGGTGGAACTCGTCGGATTCGGGAACGTGAGTTCGCCCGATTCGACGAAGGACAGGGATATCGTCGCCACGCCCAGGCCGGAATCGAAGCGCACGCGTGCCGGCGCGGACAGGCACACCTGCATCGTGCCTAGCCAGGGATGCACGAGCGTCCCCGGCCCGGCCGTCTCCAGCGCCGACAGTAGGCGATTGGTTTGATCGATGTAGTCCGCACCGATCAGAAAGGCGTCCAGCGCGATCTCGCGGGTGGCACGGCCCAGGTCCTCCACCCAGGGCATGTCGCGCTGGGGGTATTCATGGACCTGCACGCGACGGCCGGCGCCGAAGTCGGCGCCATTGACCTGGAACGCCACGCCGCGAAAGGATGCCGGATGCAGAGAATCGAAATACTTGGCCATGACAATGATCCTGCGCTATGGCATCAGCAGCGCATGCGCGCTGTAGCCGGCATCGACATTGATCGGCATGGTTCCGCCGCGCACCTGTTCGACGCGTGAGCCTGTGGGCAGGCCGTCGATCTTGATGTTCACCTGGCCCTCCACCTTGGCGGCGCTCGCAGCCGTCCCCAGCAAGGAGGGCCGCTCACCGGCAACCGGGGATGCCATCGCCCCCAGAGGCGTGCCCCGGGAGGGGTTGCCTGGCTCGGGACTCGCCGATCTTTCGTCGCCGCCACCGATACCGAAGGCATGGCCCACGGATTTGGCGGCATCGACCATCCAGCGCAGTTTGTCCGACAGCCAGCGCACGAAATCGCCGAACCAGGCCTTGAGCGGCTCCCAGTGGCCGATGATCGTGTTGGCGATCCAGCCGATCGGTCCCAGGCAGGTGAGGATCAGTTCGGCATGGGCTTTGATCCAGTTCCAGAAGCCGGTGAACCAGCCTTTGACGGTGTCCCAGTTCTCATAGATCAGCCACGCGGCCGAAGCGATGGCGAGGATGATGCCGAGCGGGTTGGCCATCAGCGCCGCGCCTACGGCACGAATGCCCCCGGCGACCAGGCCGAAGGCACCGGACATCAAGCCGCTCATGGAGATGGTGGTGGTCGTCAGCAGCGCCCAGCCCGCGCGCAGGAAGGCGAGCGGTCCGGCCACCAAGCCCGAGGCAGCCAGTCCGGTGCGCATCATGGACAGCAGCGCTGCGTTACTCGCTACATAGGCCTTGGCCGCCATGCCCAGGAACGCCAGGCCCGCGCGCCCGACGGCGGCCACCAATCCACCCAGGGCCATGATGGTCTGGGCATTCATCATCACCGCCAGGCCGATCAGCGCATTGCGCGGTCCGCCGACGAAATCGACCAGTTTGCCTATGCCCTGTCCGAAGGCCAGTACGCTCCTGGCCATGCCGCGCCAGTCGATGCTGGACAGCCAATGTCCGAGGTCCTTGGCCATGCGGCCCACCTCGGCGGACACCAGCTTCTTGTTGGCCGCCATCCAATCGTTGAAGCCATCGAGCAGTGGTTTGATCGCGGGCACCAGGTTTTTGGCGATGGTCATCTGAAAACCCTTGCTGACCATCTCCAGATCGCGCAGCGACTTGGCGAATTCGCGCGATCGGTCGATGTCTTCCTCGTTCATGACGCCCTTGAAGCGCGACATGCGCGCCTGGGCTTCCTCGATGCCTTTGCCGCCGGCTTCCAAGAGTGGCACGATCTCCTGCCACTTCTTGCCGAACAAGGCCATGCCCATGCGCGCACGCACGGCCGGGTTCTCGTTGCGAACGAAGGCGTCGGCCAGCTCGGGCAGGACTTGCATCCCGGTGCGCAGCTGACCGGACGCGTCGCGCATGGCGATGCCCAGGCGGGCAAAGAGCGCAGCCGCTTCCTTGCCCCGGCCGCTGGCGGCGCGTCCCAGCGCGAGGTTGAGCTTGCCCATGGCGCCTTCCATCTGCTCGACGGCGACGCCGTTTTGCTCGGCCACATACTTCATGCGCTGGAACTGCTCGACGCTCATGCCTGCGCGCGTGGCACCGTGGTGCACGGCCTCGCCCAACTCGGCATACGCATGCACGGCGTCCTTGACCTTGGCCAGGCCGAAGCCGGCGGCCAGGCCACCGGCGATCCCGACGGGCAGCCCGAACTTTCCGGCGATACCCGTGGCGCTCTTGCCGATGTCGGTCAGGTATTTGCGCGCAGCCTTGGCGGGCGCCTCGACGGACTTGAGCGCGCCGATCAGGCTTTCCGCATTGGCCGACAGAATGGCTTTGAGTTCGAATCGGTCAGACATGAATCAACCGTCGTGAAGTTGGCGCGCGATGCGTTCGGCCTGCTGGTGCCACAGGTCGAATTCGGCCAGGGTCAGACTCAAGACGTCGCGCGGGGATGTTTTGAAGAACCAGGCGACTTCGAAGACGCGGTCGGCGAACTGCTCATCCGATCCGCCGGCGCACCGTCTTCTCCGAAAAAACCCAGCACCGCCTGCGTCGCACGGCCAAAGTCACCGAGCGACAGCGCCTTGACGCTCGAGAGCGGAACGGCCGCCAGCCGCGCCACGTAATGCGCGACCACGTTCATGCGCACCTCGACGGCGGGGTCCTCCATGCCGTTGCCCGGCAAGAGCCGCATCGGCTGCCCCAGGTCGATCAGATCGGCCGTGGTCGGCTGACGAAGGACCAGGCAATCGATCTCCTCACCATGCGCCATCACCGGCGCGGACAGGGGGATGGTCAGTGCTTGATCGCTCATTGGTTGTTACTCCACTGTCCCTGGCTTCCCGAGAATTCGATCTCGATCGTGCCGTCGATGGGTTTGGCTTTGGGCTCGCCGCGCACGAAGGCGTTGGAGAGCGTGTAGACGACACCGTTGGCAAGTTCGGCCGTCACGGTGAGCGTGGTGTTGGTGCGCAGGGTGTTCACCGGAAAATCCGGCGTGAACAGCGCTACCACCTTGATGTAGGGCTCCAGCGCCGTTTCCTTGTAGCCGGCCGGCCCGGACAGGCCCATGACGGCCTCGCGCTTGAACTCGGTCAACGGGATTTCGATGTCGCCGGAGATCTCGAATTGGGCGCCGTTGACCTTGACGAAACAGATGCCTGCAATGCGTTGAGCCATGTTCTCCTCCTGGTCAGCTGACGATCTGGTTGGCCGGGTACTGCAGGCGGAACTGGTTCAGGACCGCGAACACCCGCAGTTGATTGACGTAGTCCGGCGGGAACAGGACGTTGACCCGGTTCGGATCAGTCGTGTCGCGCTCGACGATCAGGTACTGCTTGAAGGTGTCGAGGTTTTCGACGATGCCCAGGTATTCCATCTGCCCGTAGATCGCGCAGAGCTCGCCCTTGATGACGGCGGGCGTCACGATGGCCTGGCCGGCGGCGAAACGTGTGCCGTCACTGGCCAGCTTGTGCCGGGGATACTTGGATGTGATCACGCCCTTGAGCGCACGAAGCACATAGGCCGAGGTGTGCATGGTTTCCGAGTCAAGGTAGCTCGTGTCCGGCGCGCCGAAGGCGTTCTGCTGATAGGTCGTGATCGCGCGCTCCACGCGCAACTGGCCACCAGAGACGAAGCTCGTCGCGATCCCGAAATTGAGCAGCGCCTGGCGATCTTCGAACAGGAAGCGATTGCCGGCGCGCGGCGCAAGCAGGCCCAGCAGCGGCGTCGTCTGGGTGGGACGCGCCGGATCGGCGGCGATGTCGACCGCGTTGGCACCGCCATAGGCTGCCGCGTATTCCCAGCAGGGATTTGGGCAATCGGCATCGATGGCGGCAACGGTGTGGTGCTGGTCGTTGCGCGTCATGCCGAAGGCGACCAGATCACTGAGCATGCCGCGCAAGGCGGTATAGCCGTGTCCGTAGATCTGCTTGGCGTAGGACCAACGCCCGGTAACGTCGTTGAGCTCCAGTTGCAGGTCATTCAGGGCTTGCGCCTGGCCATAGGGGTGGATGATGAAGTCATAGGGGTCATCGCCCATGCCCGGGATGGCAGTGGCCGCCAGCGTCGGGTCGGTGGACCCCCCGGATAGCGTGGGGCCGGAATAACTCAGCGTCACACCGGCGGGCACGCGCTCACCGGCACTCCACCCCAGGAAAGAGTCGAGGATGGTGATGTCGTTGGCTGTCTGCCCAGCCCACTTGCTGGTGAGCGTGACGACGGCCGAGCCCTCGGCGATCGCCGACATGGGGCGCACGGCGGCGTAGGCATACGCACCCGTCGTTGCGGTCACCGGCAGATCGGGATTGGCGTTGATGTTGCTGACCATGTTGGCGGCGATGCTGGACGGGCTGTCACCCAGCTGGACGCCGACATTCACGCGCTGGCCCGCGATGTAGAGAGCGATGGCGCCTGCAGCATTGGCGAAGCCGTTGATGGTGATCGTGGCGCTGGCGATTGATGCCGCCGGATCGTCCTGCATCGGGATGCACCACAGGTTGCAGGAGCCGGCATCCTGCAGCCGGTAGCTGGCGACCATGCGCGCGAGCATCGAGCCCTGACCGAACAGGGAGAGTGCCGACTTGGGATCGGTGACCAACACCGCCTTGTTCGGTGTCGCGGTCCCGGTGGGCAGCATCTGCCCGATCAGCAGCGCATTGAGCGCCTGGTCGCCCAGGTTGGCCTGGCTGTTGTCCATCTCCGCATAGAACAGCGGTACGCGCAGGTTGGACGGGATGTGCTCGAAGGACACGCCGCTCATGTCGTGCTCCTTGCAGGAGCCGGCGATTCAGGTGCTGCGGCGGTGGCCGGTGCGGATGACGGTGCCGGCGATGCGGCAGGGGGCGACGCTGTCGTTGATGCGGTCTTTGCTGCTTCCGTCGCCGCCGGGGCTGCAGCGGGAGGCGCCTCGCTCAGCGTGATATCGCCCTCATGCAGCCGGCGCTGCCAGTACTGGGTGACCTGGCCGATGTTCTGGCCGGTGGCCGGCAACAGCGTCCTGGTTCCAGGGATGGGGACCGATCGGCCCGGTGTGGGAATGGCATACATGCTTGGCTCCAATGCAAAAAGCCCGCGACGACGCGAGTCGTGGCGGGCGGTCATGAAAATCCGTCGTGGCCTGGGCAGCCAGGTCAGGGAACGGAAATGTCGAACTCGATGCGTCCGTCCGGGCCGTGCGTGCGCGGCGCGCTCACGGTGGCTTGGGCAAAGTCCGCGATGGGGTTGGCCGGGTAATCGGCCGTGGGGTCGAAGATCGGCGTGCCGACATCGACCTCCACGTTGGCGGCCGAGCCCGGCAGCCAATGGCCCTGGGCATCCTGCTCGCCGAAGTCTGGCAAGGCACGCAGTGCCCCCGCCTCCCAGCCATCGGTGGCGCCGATCCACATCTGCGCGCCGAACTCGAACTGGTACCAGAGCCGCGCTCGGTCCATGGCCAGCAGACTGCCGCCCTCATAGAAGATGCCGTTGTAGTCGGTGGCTGGGTTGACCGTGTTGACCGGCCCCGGCACCCAGCCGAGCAAGGCCCGCCAAATCTCTCCCCGAATGGCATGCACGCCCGTGAATGCGGATTGGCCTTTTTCGTCGGCACGGTTGTCCAGCGCGACGATCACGCCGAAGCTGTCGGTCATTTCCTGACCCACGGCATTGAGCGCCTTGGGCTGCTCAGGGCGGTCGTCGAGCGGGATGACGAAGGCGCAGGGCACCGGCAAAGCGGCAGCTTCCTGCACCGGCTTGAATTCGGCGGCGCCGGCCACCCGGCCACTGAACGACGGGCACAGCGCGCGCAGCTGCGCAATGACGAGTTCGAGTTGCATTACCTGGGCACCAGCGCATGACGCAGCGCGTCACGCACCTGTTCGCGGATCTCGCCGCCAAGATTGGCCAGCGCCGCCGTCATGAAGTTGCCGCGCGCCGCGATGTTGCGTTTCGTGCTGCCGTAGAACAGCACCGCCGGATAGTAGAAGCTGCCCGGTATCGCGCGCACGCCCACCTTGATCCAGCCACCCTTGGAGCCCTTGCCGATCACGCCGATGGCGCGGCGCATCGCGCCAGTCACCTCGCCGGGGAACTCTCCAGGCTGGGAGACCACGCGGCGGGAAACCAGGGTGCGCGCTTCCTTGCGCACCGCGGCCGCACCCTTGACCAGCGCTCGGCGCATAGCCTTGCGGTCGTAGTCGATCGTGCGGTGAAACTCGAGCCCGACGTGCAGCTTGATGCCTGCCACCTGGGCTTCTGTACTGTCTCGCTCCATGTTAGACCTCAGGGTGTGGGTGTGCCGGACGTCATCGCGTCGATGGCGCCCAGGTCCTTAGTGGTGATGCGGATGAAGCGGTCCGCATCCTGGAAGTTCTGCGCATCGAGAATGCGATAGCGCCGCGCGCGGTACTCGATGACCCGGTCCTGCGCAAAATACTCGGCTGGCGTCTCGAAGCTGAAGCGCACCCAGAAGAAGTGGGTGGGCTCTTCTCCGGTCGTGACACCCATGCGTGAGGCGATACCGCGCACCGGTTCTACCTTGGCCCAGCGGCTGATGCCGACATCGAAGGTCTGATCGACGTTGAAGCTGGCATTGGGCGCGTCGGTCCAACGGCGAATGACGATGCGGCGGTTGAGCTCCCCGGTATCGGGCAGCATCAGCGCTTCGCTCATAACAGGGCAATCCGGTAGGGATCGAGCAGCGCGTCCACGTAGGGCAGTTTGTCCATGCGCCCGCGTGCGAAGGCGACCTCGCCGCGCTGGTTGTAGAGGCTGTCGACGCGCAGCTTGATCCAGTGCTTGATGCCCTCGGGCACCTGCGTCGAATCGCCATAGCCGGCCACGAACTGCACGTTGACGGCGCCGATTTGTGGCAGCGTTGGCTGCCATATCTGGCCGAAGATCGGTGTGATGCGGGTCAGATCGTCGGTGGACGTCACCACGTAGTTCTGCGGCGGCATCGTGATCTGGTCGAAGTTCATGTCCAGGTAGGTGATGGCTTGCACCGCCTGGACAGGCCCCTTGGCGATCAGGATGGCGTGATCCGGTAGCGAGTACGGCGTGCCCGCCGGAACGCCCATCAGGCTCGGCCCCGGGAACGCATCGAGCACCAGATTCCAGGTGGCCGAGAGCAACTGACGGTTGGTCAGCGTCTCGGCCATCTGCCGCGCAGTGCTGATGAGCGCCAGGATCAGCGCGTCGTCATCCGGGATGTCGACGCGCAGGTGCAGCTTGACCTCGCTAAGCGCCACCGGCTCGGCAATGCCGGTGGTGGCATCGACGGCCGGTGGTGTCACCAGATGGAAGGGCATCAGCCTTGGGCAGCCGGTGCCGGTTGCGCGGCGGGTTGCGAGGCGTCGGCCTGTGCAGTGGGCGCGGTGGCCGGGGCACTGCCGTCAGCCGGTGCCGGTTGCGTGGACGCATCGGGTGCGGCATTCGGTGCGGAACCGTTCGCCGGTGCCGAGTCGGCCGTCGCCGACGTAGCAGCGGGCGGCTGGGCGGCAGTGTCGGCTGACGCAGCGACCGGTGCTGCAGGACTTGCCGGCGCTTGCGTCGCATCGTCCGCGCTCGGTGCGGCGGTATTGCCGTTCGCGTTGTCCGACGCTGGTGTATCGCCGCTCGCCGTGTCCGGTGCCGACGCACTGGCATCCTCCTGCGACGCGTCGTCCGCCTGCGCGGCGCTATCCGCCGGTGCCGTATCGTTGGTCACGGTGGCGTTGGTGTCGGTATCGTCCTCCGACACGACCTCGGCGTAGCCGGCCACGACGTGCGACAGGGTTTCGTCGGTGGCCGGATAGGTCTCGCCCTTGGCGTACTTGACCGACTGCACGCCGGCGCTGTTGACGTGGAAGAAATCGAGGATGTAGCGGATCAGGTTCATGCTGAGGCTCCTATTGAAGGGGTGGTTGAGGGAAAGAATTCAGCCGGCGATCTGCGCGACCGAGGCTGCGTTGAGTGAACTGGCCGGCGCGAAGCGGGCGTTGATGCCCAAGAGCAGGCCGGCGAACTGGCCTGCCCCCTGCTGTGCAACCTGCAGTTGCACGAAGGCGTAGCCGTTGTTGGCGTCGAGTTCCTCGATCGCGCAGTCGATCAGCGCCTGGATGTTGGCGGCGTTGCCGGCGGCGATCGGAGACAACGCCTTTGCTAGGCCATTGACGCCTGTGATCGGCTTGGCGCCGGTGCCGGTCGCGTCCTGCGCCTGCAGCAGCTGCGCGTTCAACGGGCCGTTCGCGTTAGCGCCGGTTTGGATCAGCGCCAGCAGGCGATGGAAGTTGCCGACCGCGATCCAGGCGGTCTGGCCGTTGGAGGCATTGATGGGGCCGGTGCTGCCGAGGATGGCGAACTGCTCCGAGCCCTTGGTGTTGGGAAAGCCCATGGGACGTCCTTCTGTGAGAGTGAAGAAAAATCAGCGCGCGCCGAGCTGGACGAAGGGCGAGAGCGTGGCCGCGCCCTTGGCCGGAGCGACCGCCTGCGCGATCTTGCTTTGCCCGTCCATGCGGAAGGTGGTGCGGAAGGCCACCGCGTCGGCGTCGAAGTACAGATGCATGCTGGTGGCGGTCTGCAGGCCGCCCGCCTTGGTGATCGTGTGGTAGTACTGCAGGTCCACCAGCAGCACATCGCCCTGACTCGAGAACGGTGCCGGGTGCTGCGAGAAGATCACCGGCAGGCCCAGCAGCGTGTTGCGTTGCACCTGCGCGAGCGAACCACCGAGGTTGACCTGGTAGCCGATCGGCATGAAGGCCGGCATGCCGTTCCAGGTGATGCCGTAGAGCGCCGCCTGGACCGACTTGTTGATGATCCACACCCCCTTGTTCTCCGAGCCCGGCATGAAGCGCGACTGCATGTTGAGCAGGTTCGTGAGCGTCAACGTCTGGGTCGGCTGGCCCTGGTCCTTGGGCACGGTAATCACCGCACCGGACTGGAAGGCGCCCAGCGGCACGCCATCGCCCTGGCCGTTGAGGATGGCCTCGTTGGTCTTCCAGCGGATACGCTCGGCGATCTGCTTGGGCAAGTACGACGTGAGCGCGTTGGTGTCCTCCAGAAGTTCGGAGGTGATGGGCACCAAGGCCATGAGCTTCTTGAGGCGCAGGGTGGTCAGGCCCAGTTGCGGCTTGGTCGCCTGCGCGACGGAGGCCTCGCCTTGCCAATAGGCACGCACACCGTTCGATCCCCAAGGCGTGGTCTCGTCCTTCGGGAAGGACATGCTGTTGCCGGAGATCTCGACGTTGTCGGTCATCGGCAGCAGGCCATCCTCGCCCAGCGAGAGCGTGAAGATCTCCTGGGCGAACTGCGGCGGCACGGCAAAGCCGCCGTCCACACCGGCCGATTCGTTCGCCGCCAGGCCGGGGGCGACGGCACCGATCCCGGAGCCGACCAGCAGCCGCTCGTCGACCACGCCACCCGCGCGGCGCGCGATTTCGGCCTGTCGCACCGACTTCAGGAAGTCGCCGACGCTGGCAAAACCGCGCCGGGGATCGAGTTCGCGGTTGTCGCTGACGGAGATGGTGCTCGCGCCTGCCGGCGCACTGGCGGTAGTGGGATTGGGCCGGGCGCCGCCGCTCGATGCCAGCGCCACGGCGACGCTGGCCGAGCGCGCCTCCTCGGTGATCAGCGCCATTTCCCGGTCGATGGCCGCAGACGCCGTCTCGATCTGAGCGCGCAGGGTATCGAAGCGACTGGCCTCTTCGGCCGTGAGATCGCGATTCTCGGCAGCGGCGCCCTCGGTCAAGGCGCGGGCGTCCTTGACCAGATTCGCTTTCCTGGCCTGAAGCTCTCGTAGGTGTTTGCTCATTGCGGGTTCTCCAAATGAAAAAACCCGCGCGGGTGAGCCACCTGAGCGGGTATGAAAAAAGCCGCCGAGGTTTCCCTGGGCGGCTGTTCGTTGGTCCTGCCGAGCATTGCCCGGCAGGCAGAAATCAAATCAAGGCCAGCGTGTTCCTGGCTTGCGTGAGACGGGACGTGGCACGGTTCTGCGCCCGGCCACGCTTCTGCATCATCGAGACCACCTCGTCGAAGGTGGCGATGCCGTCGACCATCTTTTGCGCGAGCGCGGCGTCCGCACCGAGCACACGGCCTTGGCCCATGCCCTCGCGCACACTGGCGATTGGCTGGCCGCGCCCCTTGGCGACGGCTTTCGTAAACGCGCCGTAGTAGTCATCCACGCGCGATTGCATGAAGCCACGCGCCTCCTCGTTCAGCGGCTCGTAGGGGTTGCCCTCGACCTTGTACTTGCCGGCCGAGATCAGCGTGGGCGTCACGCCGTCGGTGGCCAGCGCCTGCGAATAGTCGAAATGCGCCTGCCACACGCCGATGGAGCCGACTTCGCCACCGGGCGTGACGTAGAGCTCGGCGGCGGCACAGCCGATCCAATAGGCCGCACTGGCCGCCAGGCTGTTGGCGATCGCCACCACAGGTTTGGCCGCGCGCGCCGACTGGATCTGATCGGCAAGCTCGGCCACGCCGTAGACACTGCCGCCTGGGCTGTCGATGTCGATCAGGATCTGGCCGACAGTGTCGTCAGCGAGCGCTTGGCGCAAGGCGGCGCCAAACATCTGTGTGCTGGTGGTGCCCGGGCCGGAGACGTCGTCGACCATGTTGCCGCGCTGGGTGACGACGCCATACAGCGGCAGCACCGCGATGCCATTGCCGCCGGCGGACTGTGCCGCTTGGCGTTTGAGTTGGCGTGCATCACGGTCCGCCATCACGCGAGCGAGGATGTCGTCGCCGGCCGGCTCATTTCTGGCCCACCGCCCGAAGACGGCGGTCAGTGCATTCAGCCGCTCCGGCATCAAGGCCCACGGCGTGGCCAGGAACTCGGCCAGCAGCAGTTCACGTTTCATCGTCATCTTCTCTGTCGTTGATCTTGTTGGGCTCTGCGTTGTCGTCGTCCGGCGGCGGCGCCTGGGCCGGTTGCTGGTTGGGACCCGTCGCGCCCATGTTGAGCGCGACCAGCGGCTCGTCCAGTCCTGGCAGCGGCGCGTAGTTCTCCGCCAGGCGCACCTCGTTGCGCGTGAGCGCGCCCATACTGACCATCGCCGAGTAATAGGTCGCCCGGCTGTTGGCATCACCGCGCATCAAGGCGGCGAAGTCGAATTCGCAGTCCAGGCCTTCGTCGTCGAGCATCAGGTCGGCGCGGATGCTGGCCTCCCAGCGCTCGGCCCACGGCCGCATGGTGTAGCGCACGAACTCGATCGACTGCTGCTCGATGTTGTTGTTGGTCGCCCGGTCCAGGTCCGCGATCATGTGCGGCGGCACGCGGAACAGGCGCGCGATGTCTGTGACCTGGAATTTCCTGAGCTCCAGGAACTGCGCCTCCTTGTTGGTGACGCCGACTTCGTGGTATTTCATGCCGGCTTCCAGCACCAGCACTTTGCCGCGATTCATTGCGCCTTGCGCGTTCTGGTAGGACTCGCGGAAGTTGTCGCGGGCGGGCTTGTCCTTGAAGGTGCCTGGATATTCGATCCAGCCACCGGTGGGCTTGGCGTCGTTGGCGAAGAAGCGCGAGCCGTAGTCTTGGGCGGCCAGGGCCAGCCCGAAACTCTCTCGTGCCATCTCGATGGGCGATAGGCCGATCATGCCGTCGGAGGACAGACCCCGCAGGTGCCACACCGCACCGCGCGGCAATATGGTCTGGTTTCCAAAACGGTCGAGGATTCGGTAGCTGTAGTCATCTGCCTGCGTGTTCGAGAGCACCAGGCTCACCCGATCCGGGTGGACCGGAATCAGGTCGGTGATCTCGCCAGCGGCGTTGCTGACGATGCGACAGAACGCATTGCCGCGCAGCGCCAGATGCCCCATCAGCATCTCGCGCCACTCGAACGGGTTCTGGAACCGGTTCGGTCGGATGTGGAACAGCCGGTACAGCCAGTGATCCGTCACTTCGACCTTGCCACCCTTCTTGCCTGGTCGGTACAGGATGAACGGCAGCGACGCCATGCTCTCGGCCAGGATGCGCACGCAGGCGTAGACGGCCGACAGCCGCAGGGCTGTCTCAGATGAGATGCGCGCGCCGCTGGTGGTACGCATCGTGACCGGCTCAAACCAGAACGATCCCCACGGGCTGCGGTCGTCGGAGTCGGCGCTGGGACCGAAGCGGCGGAAGAAATCGGCGAGCCGGCCCATCACAGCACCATCACTTCGTAGCTGCTGTCGATCACGATGCCGTCACCCGGTTTGATCGCGCGCGAGATCGCCATGATCAGGGCGACGATGCCGTCGATCTTGTTCTCCGGGCGCTCCTTCCTCGGGTAGATGTTGTCCTTGGCGTCCAGATGCGCGACCACGTTGCTGGCCATCCACGCCAGCACCGGATCGCCGTCGTGAACGAGCTTCTTCTGCAGCACCAGCGCCTCCAGCGTCTTCATCGGCTCGCTGAAATTGAGCACCGTCGGGCGCACCTCGATCATCGGCAAGCCTTCGGCCAGCATTCGCGTCGACAGCTGCGTGGCCTGGAATGGATCGAAGGCCACGGCTTGCACAGAGAAGCGCGATGCCATGGCGGTCAGGTCGGCCTCGATCCAGCTGAAATCGATGACGTTGCCCGGTGTCACCGTTAGGCGCCCAGTGCGCATCCAGCCGGGATACTGGCTGTTGCCGGCGGCCTGGACCGTGTCCTCCGGCAGGTAGTACTTGCCGAACACCGCGTAGGCATCAGCGATATCCGGATGCTGGAACACCAGCACGAGGGCAGCAATGTCGGTCTTGCTGGCCAGATCCAGGCCGATCCAGCACGGCTGGCCCTCAAAGGCATCCAGGTCCAGCGTGGAGTCGCCACAGGCATCCCAGGCCCGCATGTCCATCCACGCCGTGTCGGCGTTGACCCACTCGTTGAGGTGCTTGGTCTTGAAGTTGTTGATGGCGCTGGGCAATTGCATGGCCTTGGCCTGCAGCGGCCCCAACACCTCCGGACGCACCGAGATGCCCCAGTTGGGATTTGCCTTGATCAGCGCCGGCTCGGTATCCCAGGCGTCGTCGTCATCCAGTCCGTAGATGATTCCGAACTGGGTGTCGTCCTGGATCACCCCGTCGAGTAGCTTGGTGACGAAGGTGCGCACCTCGTAGCAGATGCCGGCGCGGTTGCTGCCGGCGGTCGTGATCACCCAGAGCAGCGAGTTGTCGCGTTTACCGGTACCAGTTTCGACCACGTCGTAGACCGTGCGCGTCTTGTGCGCGTGCAGCTCATCGACGCAGCCGAAATGGATGTTCAGGCCGTCCAGCGTCGAGCCCTCGGCTGACAGCGCCTCGAACTTGGAACCGCTGGCCAGCACATGCATGTTGTGCGCGCCCACGTTCACTGAAAACCGGCTGCGAAAACCGGCGCTGCGCCGTGCCATCGTCTGTGCGTCGCCGAACACGATGCGTGCCTGGTCCCGTGTGGTGGCGAGGCTATACACCTCGGCGCCACCCTCGCCATCGGCGGCCAGCATGTACAGGCCCACAGCCGAGGACAATGTGGACTTGGCATTGCCGCGCGGCACCTCGATGTAGGAGCGCCGAAAGCGCCGCTTACCATCGGACTTCACCCAGCCGAATACGGTGGACAGGATGAATACCTGCCACGGCTCCAGGCTGATCGGTTCGCCGGCCAGCGGCCCCTTGACGTGTGGCAGCCGCTCGATGAAGGCACACAGGTTGTCGGCCGGCTGAAAGGTGCGGCCTTCCTTGTCCTTCAACTTCGGGTTGAAGCGATAAGGACTGGCCTTGCCCGTGTACCGCGCCAGGTCATCCAGTTGACGCTGGCAGGCCCGCTGCACCCAGCGGCAAGCCAGAATTTCTCCGGCGACCACGGCTTCGGCGTAGCGACGGGCGGCGGTGGCGTAGTTCGTGGTTGCCATCAGCCCGCCTACCCAGCGATGTCCGCCCAGGGATCGAGGTCGTCCTCGGCCGCCTCCATGGGCAGCGTGACACGCGAGCGCGAGGCCGGCGTGAAGCCCATCTCGGTCGCCGCCTTGGTCATGATCTGCGCCTGCTTGTTGGCGATGGCCAAGTACGGCGACTGCATCGGCACGCCGGTGTTGGGCGCCTTCACCAGCAATCCCGTCTTGCTGATGCCGGCTTGCGCTTTGCGGTACAGGTCGGCGGCGCAGGCCCACACTTCCAGTACCGACATGTCGAGGCGCTTCAGGAGATGCGGCGGCGCGCATTCCAGCGCGTAGCGCCAGGCGGACTTCGCGCCCTCGCTCATGTACTCGGGCGGCTCGACCAGATCCCCTTGCGGTTTGGGCTCGCGCAGGTTGGTGCGGCACTTCTGCAGCGTTCCCTTGATTTGCTTGACGGTGGTGGGCAGCGGCTTGCGTCCGGCCATGGAAGTCGGGTCCTCGAAGGGGGAGTCCCCCCTGTTTCAATTTGCACGCGAAAAAATTTGACTGGGCGCGCGGTCTTTTGCGATTAGCGCCCAAGGAATTCACCCCCCTACCGGGGAGCATCAAAAGCTGTCGTTGCCGGGCACCCCGGGCTTGGCCACCGGATCACGCGGCTGGCGCGATTCCTGGGCCGTCTTGAGCACGTGGCAGCGGTGGCAGATCGCCTGGCAGTTGTCGGGGTGATCGGTGCCGCCTTGTGACTTGGGCACGACGTGGTCCACCGCTACGGCCGGCGTCAGGCGTCCGGAACGTTTGCACGGCTGGCACAGTCCTTGGTCGCGTCGCATGACGAAGGCGCGCAGCTTCTGCCATTTCGCGCCGTACCCGCGCTGGTGCGCGTTGCGCCGGTCCTGGTACCAGCCAACCTTCTCGCGTTGGTGGTCGGCGCAGTAGCCGGAGCCGTCCTGGACCAGCTTGCCGCAACCGGGGTGGCGACAGGGCGTGGGAGCTTTGCGGGGCATCGAGGGCCAGTTCAAGAAAGAAGCGACGAATGCGGAAACAGTGCTTGGCTTCTCGGCGGAATGAAGCGTTCATACGAACACCATCAACCACCCGAAGGAGTCCAGCGAATGGCCTACACCAGCAACGAATTCACGGTCGACGAGATCGGCTTCATCCAGACCGCGCTGACCAAGGTGCTCGCCGCCGCAGCCCGAGGTGAGATCGACCTCAACCGACTGGCCCGCGAAGAACTCGCATCGCGCGGCCTCGATGACAAAGGCAACTGGGTCGGCTTCGACCGTGCCAAACAAATCCACAACGTCTGAACTTCAGGAGATCGCCATGACCATGCAACTCACTCCCGCCCAGCACGCCATCCTGGCCTACGCCCATCAACACACCGAGGGCAAGATCACCTGGTTCCCGGACCACATCAAAGGCGGCGCGCGCAAGAAGGTGCTCGGCGGACTGTCCAATCGCGCCCTGATCACGAACACGGGCGGCGACTGGTTCATCGCCGCCGAGGGTTACGACGCGCTGGGTGTTCCGCGCAAGGCGCCGGTCAGCGCCAAAGTGATCGACGAAGCCATCGAGCAGGCCAAGCCACGCACCCGGGAGAACAGCAAGCAAGCCCAGGTGATCGCGATGCTCAAGCGACCCGAAGGCGCCACGATCGCGCAGATCTGCGAGGCCACGGGATGGCAGGCGCATACCGTGCGCGGCACCTTTGCCGGCGCCTTCAAGAAGAAGCTCGGCCTGACGATCACATCGACCAAGGAGAGCGGTGGCGAACGGATTTACGCCATCACCGGCTGATCAGCCTCGAGCGTCGGACCGAATTTCGCGCCATCGCTGGCGCGTATCGCTTCTTGCCCGGTGTAGTCCTGCCAGCGGCGCACGATCACGTCGACGTACTTCGGATCGAGTTCGATCAGGCGTGCCCGTCGGCCAGATCTTTCGCAGGCGATCAGCGTCGAGCCGGAACCGCCGAACGGATCGAGCACGATGTCTTTCGTCTTGCTGCTGTTGCGCACCGCGCGTTCGACGAGTTCCACCGGCTTCATGGTCGGGTGCAAGTCGTTCTTGGCTGGCTTCTTGATGTTCCAGACATCGCCCTGATCGCGGGCGCCACACCAGTAGTGATCGGTGCCATCGCGCCAACCGTAGAGAATGGGCTCGTACTGGCGCTGATAGTCGGCGCGGCCGAGGGTGAAGGTGTTCTTGGCCCAGATGATGAAGGTCGACCAACGACCGCCGGCAGAGCGGAAGGCCGATTGCAGGGTGTCGAGTTCGCTGGAACTCATGGCCACGTAGACCGCGCCCTTGGTCACGCCCAAGATGTTCTGACAGGCGGCAAGCAGGAATGCTTCGAAGCCGTCGCCCAGGTTGTCGTTCAGGATCGGACGGTTCTTGCCGCGCAATTTGTCCTTGGCGGTGTTGGCGTAGTTCACGTTGTAGGGTGGATCGGTGAAAGCCATGTCTGGCAATTCGTCACCGAGCAGCAGCTTGTAGTCGTCCGCCTTGGTGGCGTCGCCACACAGCAGCTTGTGATCGCCCAGCAACCACACGTCGCCCGTCTTGGAGATGGGTGTCTCGGGCACCTCCGGCACGGCATCGTCGTCGGCGAGCCCGTCCTTGGTGGCTTCGTCGCCTGCGATCAGCGCTTCCCATTCTTCCGGAGAAAAGCCCGTCAGTCCGAGATCGAAGCCGGCGTCCTTCAATTCGGACAACTCAATGCCCAGCAGTTCGTCTTCCCAGGAGGCGTTCTCGCCGATCTTGTTGTCGGCCAGGATCAGTGCCCGGCGCTGCGTGTCCGTCAGATGATCCAGAGGGACGACCGGCACCTCCGTCATGCCCAGCTTGCGGGCCGCCAGCAGGCGGCCGTGGCCGGCGATCACATTGTTCTTGCCATCGATCAGGATCGGCGCACCCCAACCGAACTCGCGTATGCTGGCGGCGATCTGCGCGACCTGGGCATCCGAGTGCTGCTTGGCATTGCGGGCATACGGGATCAGCGAGTCGATCGATCGGTAGTGGATCTGCAGTGCGCTCATCGGCATCCATAAATGAAAAAACCCGCCGAGAGCGATGCTCCGGGCGGGCTACAAGTCGATTCGATGCGAGACACAGCTCTCGCAACCATAGAGAGAATTTACCCCTGATCGCCGCAAAACGCGACACCCCGGAAAGCGTGCAATCCCATCAAGCGTTAGCAATGGCTGGCGCTCGTCAGCAGCCACCAGCAACTTCACTTAATTTCCCGATGCCAGATGGAGTGCCACGAGATGCAGGGCCATGTCCCATCGTCGTTGTGCCGTGCGCGGTGCACAGCCGAAGCGCTTGGCGATCTCTGACCAGCGATACCGCTCCGCCCGCATCCACACGAGGTGTCGTTGCTCCATCTCCAGACACTGCACCCACCGCATGACCTCCAGCATTCGGTCGACATCGGCAGGGCTCGGCGGAAAACGGACTGGTGCAGGATCGTCGCAGGCCAGGCGTTCGAACTCCGTGCGCACGATCGTCGGCCAGACGTTGAAATAGCCTTGCACCCGCACAGGAGGCAATCGATGTGCAGTGCGTGCAGCCTCGACAAAACGATCTGCCAGTTCATCGATGCTCCATTCAGCCATGGCGATGCTCCTTGTTCCCATACAGGCGGTTGCCAATGCGACGGAGCAGCTCACGCTCGAACCAGTCGAGTCGTGTGTCCTCGGGTGAAATGACGAGGATGTGCTGGTCGAGCCATCCCTCGCGTTTGATCTCTTCGGGATCTCGTCGGGGCTCTGGCACGAGCCGTCCCAGCGGGCTGCGGTACCGAGGTGTGGGGATCTTCATGTCACACCTCCTGTCCATCGTGGTAGATCTGGATGGCCCAGTGCAGGATCGCCAGGGCATCGGCCTCGTTGTCATCCGTAGGCGCATGTCCACGGAGCCGGGCGGCAGCGACCATCTCGTCCTTGCTCGCATTGCCTTTTCCGGTGGCGTGCTTCTTGATCGTGCCGACCGGCACACCCTGGTACGGGATCTGGTGGTGTTCGCACCACGCGGTCAAATGGGCCATGAAGCCGCCGTATGCGTGAGCGGCATCGACGCCGGCATGGCGACGGACCTCTTCGAAGAACACGGCATCCAAACCATCCGCAACCTGCTTGAGTTCGGTGAGCCAGCGTTTGAAGCGGAGGTAGCGCATGCCACCGCCCTCAAAACGCTGCGGCTTGAACCCTTCGGTTCCACTACTGATGTCGCAGTCACGGCACAGCAGCGCCCAACCGGTCTGAGTGCCGAGATCCAGCGCCAAGATCGAGTTGCCGTTCGCCGGCAGATCGACCCCATCCCGACCTCCAGGCAACCCTCCTCGTAAGGTAGAGGGAACTGCTGTTCCCTCTCCTACGTAGTAGGAGGGGGAGTTTTCGCCAACTTGGAATTCCCGGAAAACCCAGCATCCATGCGGGTTTGCTGAAGTTGGCAATTTGGCGGCGCTGCCAACTTGCCAATTTGCCGACAGCTCCGCAACGCGTTGATTTGAAATGGATTGAAGTTGGCAGTCGTTTGCCAACTTGCCGACGTCGGCAAAAAACAGGGGGAAGTTGGCAATGGTTTTGCCAACTTGTCGGTGCGTGTTCATGCGGGCTCCTCAGGATCGTTGATGTCATCTTGGTAAACCCACACCTCGGGGTTCTCGACCGGCAAGGCGGCCCCCGATTGCGGGCATTTGAAGTGGGTGGGCTGTACGGCGAGTTCGCGTAACGGCACTTCGCCGGTGTCTGGATCGGGCTCGCCTGCCACCGAGCGCAGGACCATGCCTTCCACGCAGAGGTAACCGAATTTGGTTCGGGCTGGCGGCAGACCATAGTCCGCTGCATTGCGGAAATACTTGATGTAGCCCTGCGTCGAGAGCGCTGAAAGCCGCTCGCGGATCGTGCGCTCGCCGCCGAGTCCCGCCTTGCCCTCAAAGCCTTCCGCGAACTGATTGGCGGTGTAGCAGTGCCCCTGCGCAGCCTCGTCGAACAAGATCTGCAGGATCGCGTCGCGTTTGCGACGACGTTCGGCATCCAGCCGCTGGCCATACTCCTGCATGACCAATCGCTCGTTGGGTTCGACCTCGCGCCACTCCCCCTGTACCTTGTCCACGTGCTTGAGGGGGATGCCAGGCCCATTGCGCAACTCGAAGATGATTTGCCGTGTCGTGCGCAGTTCGTCAGGCCGGTACAGCAGCATTCCGCTCGAGTAATAGCCGCGCAGACTGCCTGCGCCAGCCAAGGCCTGGAACGGGTCCTCCTCGAGCTGCTTCTTGCCCAGCTTCTTCGTGTGGTGTGCCAGGATCACGCCCGCATCGGGATTCACCGCCTGGCGAAGGCGGTCCACCCGCTGCGAGAGAAAAAACAGCATCGCGCCGTTGTCGTTTTCGCCACCGGCGTCGCCGCCATCGAACACATTGCGGATGGGATCGATGGCGATGATGTCCGGAGGCTCGCCGCCAAACGCATTCGCAATGGCAGGAATCACCTGCGCGAGGCCGGCGTCGTCCAGCACGAGGCGCAGCTGGGGCGTGGCCACGAAGTTTGCGCGGGCATCCAGGAGCCGGCTGGGTGGAATGTGCAGCTCTTTGACCCGTTCGCGCAGGTAGTGGTACTGCACCTCTGCCTGCAGGTAGAACACGCGCAAAGGGCGTGACGGGCGCATGCCGAGAAAGGCGGCACCAGCGGCCATGTGGGTCAGCCACGCTAGCAGGAAGTCGCTCTTGCCAACCTTGGGCGCGCCGCCGAAGACCAGCATTCCGGCCGGCGTCAGCACGCGCGGCGTGATGAGATCGGGCGGCAGCGGCGAATCGTCATCCAGCAGTGCGCCCAGCGTGAACGTCGGCAGCATGGGCAATGCCGCCTTGACCACACGGCGCTCGCCCTGTGCGATGAACCCGCAGCAGTCAAAGCCTTCGGCGACGGCATCAGCCGCGTCCCACTTGTCGGGCTTGTCGGAGGGCGGCACCAGAATGGCTACGGAAGTGCAGCCCGCCGCGACACAAGCGCGTGCGGCGTTCTCGGCGTAGTCCCAGCCTGGCGCGTCGCGGTCGGGCCAGATCAGCACCGCGCGGCCAGCGAGCGGTCGCCAGTCGGTCTTGTCGATGGGCGCCCTGGCCCCGTTCATCGCGGTAGTAGCCGCAATGCCGCTGGCGATCAGCGCATCGGCGCATTTCTCGCCCTCGACCAGCACCACGTCCTGCAGCTTTGAGATTGCCGGCAGGTTGTAGAGCGGGCGCGGATCGGGTGCCCGCCACATCCGGGCGCGCACGTCCCAGGGGCGGTATTCCTTGCCGGTCGGTGGGTCGTAGCGGTACACGCAGGCGATCAGCTCGCCCTCGGGCGTGAGATAGTCCCATTTCGCGGTGTAGGGGCCGAGCTCATCGACAGCAACGGTACGGACCGCGTGAGGAGCAATGGACGGTGCAGGCGGTGCGACACCCAGCCACTGGCGAATCTCCGTGGCAAGACGGGGAAAATCCTGGCGCGTGGACAGCCCATGGGATCGCGCCCACAGGTCGATGACGTCACCCCCGTCGTCGGTCGCGAAGTCCTTCCACAAACCGCGACGAGGACCATCGAGCTCGACGACCAAGCTTTTGCCGGGCGAGCCGTCGGTGTCGCCGACGTAGAACTTGCCGCTCCGGATGCGGCCTTGCGGGAACAGGTAGTGCAAGACGGCTTCGAGCCGATCCAGCAACCCAGTACGCAACGTCTCCGTGTCATTCACGAGTTCATTGCGAGGTTCGGCCGCATCGTTGAAGTCCAGCCACACGATATCGTTCGTCGTCACTTCGTCCCCCAGCAGCGGTCTTGCCAGGAGCACGACTTGCACTCGAAATGGGTAGGGGTCGTCGCATGGCGTGGCAACAGCTCGCCGGCATCGGATGCGGAAATCACCCGGACCGCGCGATCGGACATGCGCTGGGCCAGTCCGCCATCGAATGGCACCAGATCGAACCAGATCTCCTGCGAGTCTTTGTTGATGGCGGTGAACAGCGCGGGGTTGCGCGATATGCCGGGAATGGCGGCTTCCATGTAGGCCTGGTAGACAGCCATCTGCGCCGCGTACACCGGCTTGGATCGGGCGACGCCGAGCTTGACCGTGTCCCGCCAGGACTTGTCGTTCATGGTCTTGCATTCCCACAGCGACGGGCACCGGAGCCCGAGCTCGCGGGGGGCGGCGTTGATCACGCCGTCGACGTGGCCCTGGATGCGCCCGCTCGCCACGGAAAAGCCGAATTGACCTCCACTGGCCTTGCGCGTGTACAGGTCGAAGCCGGCCAACCGCAGCCAGCGAATGGCCAAATCTTCGAGCGCATGCCCGACCTCAAACACGCGCAGGATGCGACCGGGAATTTCGCGGCCGGGATCGACAGGTGTGCGCAGGTACTCGTACTGCAGCGCGCGCTCGCAGGCCACACCCAGCCGCGAAGCGCCGAGGTAGGTACGCGGAGCCTGTCCATCACGATCGCTGGCGAGCGCGGCATCGATGAGAGCGCCGATCTGCTCATGGATCTTGGGACGGTGGTTGAAATCCAACATCAGAACGGCACCCCCCTCGGAGTGGCTTGCCCTTGACGGGCCAGGCGCTCCTCCAGGAAGGCACGATCCTTGGCGGCCATGCGCTCGTGCTCGTCGATCATCTGGTCCTGATAGGCGGTGACGACGACATCGATCAGGGTCAGCACCTCATCCCGGGTGTAGTCCGCCAAGGGTCGCTCCATGCCGATGGAACCGACGTACTCACCCAGCGGCGACAGGCACGCTCGCATGGCCGCCAGCTCCATGTCACTCGGATCGATCATGCGTGCCTCCGTCTTGTTCATCAGCTTGCAGAACGCGTCCTGACAACGCCGCGAACAGAACACCCACTCGCTCGAGTAGCGATTGGGGTCGCCCGGTTTGATCTGAGGGTTGAACCAGCCGTACCCCTTGGCCTTGCGGTAGCAGATCGCGCATTTCAAGCGGCCTCCCGATGGCCGTCGTTGGCCGCTACCACCAGCCGCTGAATCGACGACTTGTTGAACTGGAACGCCAACAGGGCCGATGCCTGATAGCGGGTCATCCCGAAGTCCGCACGCATCTGCTCGGGGAGGTAGCGCAGTTGCTTGTCGGTCGGCGGCTCGTTCAGCCAGCGCCGGGTCTTGTGCGCGGAGTCGGCGGATTCGTGCTCGTTGAGCCAGTCGTCGGCCTTGGCCATGCACACCGTGCGCTCGCCGACGGCCAACAGGTGCGGCCTCAAGTCCTTGCCGCCGCCGACGGCGTGCCAGCGGCCATTGAGAAAGAAGATGCCGCCCCAGGCGCTGAAACCCGTGGCCATCAGCGCGTCGTCATGCCCGAACAGGTCGCACCAGCGGAAGTTGGAGCGCTTGAGCAGATCGATCTCGCTCATGACGAAGTCCGCCAGCACGCCAAGCTCCTGCGGCTCGCGCTCCCACACGTGGCCGCACAGAGGGCACTCCATGCAGGCCAGCGGAACGATGGCGCCGCACTCCGGGCAGTCCTTGGTCGGCGCATCACCGTCGCCCTGATGCCCGTCGAGGCTGATTTCCTGTTCGAGAGATCCATGCATCAAGCTGGCCGTACCGAAGTCCAGCACGATGCAATCGGTCTTGATGACGCCAGGGAACTCCTCGGGGTCCACGGTGCGCAGACCACGGCCGACCATCTGGATGAAGGTGGACTTGTAGGAACTGGGGCGAAGCAGAACGACGCAGCTGGTGGGCGTGTAGTCATAGCCCTCGGTCAGCACCGCGACATTGACCACGACCTGGGCGTACCCAGACTCGTACTCGGCCAGGCGCGCTTTTCGGTCCGCGTCGGACAACTCGCCGTGGACGAGCACGGCGTGTACGCCCGATTCGACAAAGGCATCGCAGACGTTTTGCGCATGGGCGACCGTCGAGCAGAAGACGATGGTCTTGCGCGACGACGCATTCGCCTTCCAGTGCTTGATCACCGCTTCGGTGATCAGCCGCTTGTCGAGAATGGACGCGACCTCGTCCATGTCGAAGTCCATCGCGGTGCGGCGGACGTTGCGCAGTGCGTCCTGCACGCCGACGTCGATCACGAACGTGCGCGGCGGAACGAGGTGCCCGGCGGTGATCATTTCGCCCAAGGTGATCTGGTCTGCCACGTTGGAGAAGACCTCGCGCAGCCCCTTGCCATCACCGCGATTCGGGGTGGCGGTCAGGCCGCAGATGCCAGTCCGAGGATTGCGGGCCAGCACCGTGTCGATGATGGCGCGGTAGGTCGGTGACGAAGCGTGGTGCGCCTCGTCGATCACGAGCAGATCCAAGGTCGGCATCTGGTCGAGGTGCGCCTGGCGCGATAGGGTCTGCACCATCGCGAACGTCGCCTGACCGCGCCAGGACTTCTCGTTGGCATCGAACACGGACGTGCTCATGCCGGGATTGACACGCGAGAACTTGTCGCGGTTCTGACCGGTCAGTTCAGTGCGGTGGGCAAGGATGCAGGCCTTCGCATCGGGCTCGGCCAACACACTGCCGGTGACCGCCGACAGCATGATGGTCTTGCCCGACCCGGTCGGCGCGACAGCCAGCGTGTTCCCGTGCTCATCGAGCGCCGCAAGCGTGCGCTCGACCAGGAGGGATTGGCGGGGACGGAGCATCATGAGCGTGGCCCTCCGTCACTGCGCCCAGCTGGGGCGGCCCGGAACGGGTGCCCGGCCGGTTGCCTGCGCATAGGCGTTGGGGGCGCTGGCAGCGGGGGCCGTAGGTGCTGGCTGGCGCGCACCGCCCATCAGCGCGGCGTAGTCCTTGTGGTCCGGCGTGATGGCGGCCTTGATGACGCTCTTGTCTTGGCCGTTCTGGTCCTTCTCCCAGTCGACCTTGCCCAGGAACTCGATGCCATCCAGATCGGTGAATCCGCCGATGCGGCGCGCGTTCTGTGCAGCAGGACTGTTGTCGCCGGGGTGCACCCCACGCGCCGAGTTGAGAATCGCCTTGACGAAGGTGCGGCCCATGTTGGCCCATTCCGGCCCCTTGGGGCTGTGCAGGCCGATGAGCGACCACATCTTGCGGCGGGCGAACTCGCCGTCCGTCACGACGAACTCGCAGTTCAGGTAGACCGAACCGGTGTTGTCGTTGCGGGTGGCGTAGCCGCCAGTCCAACCCTGGGATGCGTCGTCGAAGCCGCCCGGGCGGATGGTCATGCGAACGCGGACCAAGGTGCCCTTCGGGATCAGGTCGAAGGACGTCTGTTCGGAAGCGGAATTGAAATCGAAATAGGTCATGATCAAGACTCCTGAGTCGAAGTGGATTCGGGGGCGGCGGCTGAATCAGACGCTGAGGCAGACGCTGGATTGGGGCGAGCGAAATCGAGTCGCTCGGTGGCGGGCTTGGCAGGGCCGGCGATCTTTTCCATCAGGCGGCCGAGATGGGGCTCCTCGATGGCATCGAGCCGACCGGAACGGTCCTTGGCCGGGTAGTTCCATGGGTTGAGCGTGTGGCAGACGAATGCGCGGTAGCCGCTGCCGTCGTCGGCCTTGATCTCGGCCAGGGTCACGACCTCGTCGACGATCCCGGGCAGTTCGAGGCCGGTCTTGGAGCCGTCGATCTGTAGCGAGAACACCCGGCGGTTGAAGTCATCCAGGGCCTCGTTCAAGATGCCGACGAACCACACGTTCTTGCGGCGGGTGTGCTGCAAGTGGGTGAGCCAGCCGATCATTTCCTGGCCCATCAAACCGTAGGCGCCACGGCTGTCGGGCTTGCCGGTCTTCTCCGAGTAGGCCTGTGGCTGGCCCTTGCACCACTGCAGGCACAAGCGTCCGGCCACGGTGATCGAATCGACGAAGACGGTCTCGTACTTGTCCAGAGCCGACGGGTCGCCAAAGCGCGCGCAGACTGCATCGAAGTGCGCCTGGCTGTAGGGCTGGTCCTCGCGCAGTGCCGGGTTCGGGCCACCGATGAAGACGGCGAAGTCGCGGCATTCCTGCCATGTCCGAGGGCGGATCGCATCGCCCGCCCAGCCTTCGACGGCGAGATCGCCGGCCTCGAGGTCGAAGAACAGCGTCGCCGTGGGCTTCAAGGTCCACAGCTGCGAGGTCTTGCCGATGCCGCTCTTGCCGACGAGCACGCCCTTGACGCCACGACGCTCGGCGAGACGCTGGTCGGCTGTGATGATGGGCAGGCTCATTTCCGGCCTCCGTCAGCACCCAAGTCGGCGAACGCAGTAGCGACCGTGGTGACGCCCAGGGCACCGCGCTTGCGGGCGAGGTCATAGAGGTCACGCAGACCTTGCAGGCGGCGGTGATGGGCGCGGGACTCTGCCTCCATGCCTTGAATCGCGAAGGCCAGGTCATCGACGGTCGCATCCTCCAAGGGGCGCACCACTTCATCGGCACGGTTGTCAGCGAGCGCCGGGATGCGGATCGTCTCCGGCAGATCCCGCAGGTACATCTCGGACTGCTTGCGCAGCAGATCGAGCAGCGTAGGTTTGGTTTTCATGGGGATCACTCCTGAATCAGCGCAAGGCGGAACCCGGGCTTGCCGGTCTTGAGCGTTCGCGCCGGGGCGAACGCGCTCTTCAGCGTCTCGGGCCAGGCGTTGAACTTGGTCTCGGAGACGCGGTAGCTGATCTCGACGTACTCGGCGGGGTCTTCGCCGTTGGCCGCGATGCGGCGGGTGATGTCGTTGAGCTTTGCTTGATCCCACTCGACCTTCTTGGGCAGGTCGGCAGTGATGCGGACACGGCCGTCATCGAAGTGCACGACGCCGGTGTCCTTGCCGGTCGCCAGACGCAGTTGATGAGCGCGTTGGGCGTACTTGAGATCCAAGGCGCGATCGACGTGCTCGACGATGGCTTTGGCAGCGGCCAGCAGATCGGCCGCATCGTTCTTCAGTTGGAAAAGCGACTCGCCGGATCGCTGGGCGAGTTCACCGGCTGGCGTGGCCAGCACTTGATCGGGTGTGAGGTGGCTCATGCCGCACCTCCCGCTTCGACGCGCTCGGACGTGCTCTTGCGCAGGCTCTCGGACTCGAAGGCTTCGACGTCCTCAAGGCGGTACAGGACACGCCCTTGCAGTTTCAGAAAGACCGGACCGATTCCTTCGGACCGCCAGCGTTCCAGCGTTGCTTCGCTGACGTCCCAACGGTCCGCCAGTTGGCGTTGGTTGAGGTGTTTGACATTCACGATTAGCTCCTTCAGGTGGTTGCGAACTCGTGAATGAATGGTCGAATTCGACGCGTGGGGGCGTCGATCAGCACCATGTGGGGGCCGATGTGGGGGCGCAGGATTTAGGGGGTTCTACTGGTTCCAGAAAGCAAAACACCGCCCGAAGGCGGTGTTTTGGAGTGGCTGTGATAGCTTTGGGTCAGGACAGATTGAACGCGTACTTGCCCTTGGTCGGGTTGGCGATGAACTCGCGCCACTTGTCATTGCCCTTGAACAGGTCTTGCATCTTGAGTCCCTTGCGGTCCTCCTCAGTCCTGCGCGCGGGATAGGCCGCAGCGAGGATCTCGCTGGCATCCAACTCCCAACGGCCCTGCCGTGCCTGCTCGTACATGTAGGCCACGGCGAGTGGCTGGTGCTCGCCCTTGACTGTCCAGGTATCCGTCTTCGTGCGAATCCGCAGGACGCCATTGGCAAATTCGACCGGCAGCGCGCTAGGTTTGATGCCGTCCTCGTTCGAGGTCAGGATGCGCTCAAGGTAGTGCACATCCAGACGCGGCATGGGTGAGTAATCAACCAGTGCATCACGGAGGTAGGCGACGCGGTAATGGCGTGGCGGCCGAACGGTGGGCGGCAGGTCATGGCCAGCACTCAGAATCAAGCCCTGGTCAGGCAGCCTCGTGTCGAGAAGCGACTGGTAGACCTCATCGACGTGGGCGCTCAGCCCACGTACCAGCCACACAGGCGTCAGAGCCGGGCCGATGCGTGCGTCGCCCAGATTCCATAGCTTGCGCTCGATTCTTGGCTTTTGGATGCGCGCGCGGAGAACCTGTGCGATGTTCAGCAGGTCGGCCAACTCATTGAGGAGCCGGTTCGTGTTGACGTCAAACACCGCGACAGCATCCGCGCCGACTCGCTTCATCCGGAAGGTCTCGGGGCACCGGTAACTGTAGAAATTCGGGTCTTCAGTTTCCTGCAGGTCGACATGCGTCCGCTCGTCACCATGAGGCACGGAATAGCTGCCTGAGTAACCAACTCGATCGGACCAGGCCGTCAAGTCCCTCTGGTCCAGCGAGGTGGTCGCGGCCACAGTCCACCCCGGTACGCCGTACAGACGATTGCCATCGGCGTCCAGGATCGGGCTGTCTGACTGTTCAAACAGCACCAGCAGGTCAAGCAACGAGCGCGTCGACAGGCTCTTCGGCGACATCACTGATCTCCTTCACCAACTGCCACTTGGCCAGCAAACGGTCGCACAGCGCCCGGTCCTTTTCACGCTTGGTCTTAATGTTGCACTTGTTGTCCTCGCGCAGGATGACCGCGATCGTGCGCGCGCGCTCTTTGCCTACCTTCTTGATGCGGATCGACAGCTTCGCGTAGTTGAGGTGGTGGTTGCGGAAATCGAACGACAGGGAAATCAGGGATCGGGCGGCGGTGTAGATGTCGTCAACATCCTTGGCCCAGATCTTCACCAGCAAGGACCGATGGTTGGCTGCGGTGTAGCCGAGCTCGATCACCTTGACCGATGCCACGTTCTCGCCGGACAGGTCGAAGGCGCGAGGCGCGGCCAGGCTCTGGTAGTCATACTGCTTCAGCGGAATCTTGTCGCCGCTGATGGGCGACTGCAGCAGCGAATCCGCCACGATCCGTGCCAGCGCCTCGCGGCCGTCGGTGTCTTTGGACAAGACCTCCAGATGGCCGTTGGCTGGCTCATACGTGATGTGAGAGGAGACCGCACGGATCACCTCCTGCGGCACGAGTTCGCTGGCCTGGACGCGATCGATGATCTCGGGCGGGCGGTTGTGATGCACGCTGACCTGGTAAAGATCGACGTCTTCGCCGGTGAGTGTGTCGGGGCGCAGCCGCTTGAAGATCTGGACGGCGACAGTGTCCGCCGCGCAACCAAGGTGCTGAGCGACGGCCTGATGGAATGCCTGCCGCGCTGCCGCGTCGTCCAGCACCGTGAGGTCCTTGGGTGCGACGTAACCGGAATAGCACGACGCGCTCTGGCGGAACACATCGGCCTGACGGGCGTTCAATGCCTCCTCCAACAGTGCAGGCTCGTGGAGGTGAAGCCACAGCGCGCGTTCATATTGGTTCGGGATGGCGGCAAACGCCGCTTTTTCAGCGTCGCCGAAGATGTCCTGACTGATGCCTTCGATGACGTCCTGCCCGGCGCCGTCCGACAGCAGCACGATGCGCTCGGCCACTTCCTCGATCTTTTGGCGCTCGCTCACCGTCAGGGCTGACAGTACCTGCTCCATGACGGCGCGCTGTTCCTGCTTGCCCTGCTTTTTGTCCAGTTCCGGCATGGCCAGACTGAACTCCCCCACCATGAACTCACGGAAGACTGCCGGCGGCAGGTGGCCGAGCAGCTTGGACAGATTTTCAGCATCGTTCATCGACATTCCCCCTTTGCAAGGTTTTGATTGGGTTGGCACCAGCCCAGGCCCCCGTCTTCTTGTTGGGGATTTCAGACCGATAACGTTCGGCGTACCGAACGATTCAGATTATTTCCGGTCGGATAGTGGTTTGTCAAGCAGGTACAGTTTTGTTCGGTGTAGTGGTATCATTTTTGGATTGAAGCAGACGAATGAGGAGAAAACGGTGCCATCCCCCCTGGGCGACAAGATCCGTGCACTGCGCAAGCAGAAAAAGCTCAGCCTTGAACAATTGGCCGAGCTGACCGAGTCCAGCAAGAGCTATATATGGGAGCTGGAAAACAAGGACGATCCGAAGCCGTCGGCCGACAAGATCAGCAAGATCGCGGCGGTGCTTGAGGTCACCACCGAGTTCCTGCTCACGGAGTCCTCGGCCACGCCGGACGAGGCGGTACTCGATGAGGCGTTCTTCCGCAAATTCAAAGCCATGTCCGAGCCGGACAAGAAGAAGATCCGCAAAATCCTCGATGCATGGGAAGACGAATGACAGATGCGAAAAGGCCCATGGCCGAGGCCAACCGCATCTCGAAGATGCTCAACGCGGTGCTGGGCACCGAACGATTTCCGGTGAAGGTCGATGAACTGGCGCTGGAGTATTCGCGCCAGTGTTTTGCCGCCTCGCCGATCGACAAGGTTCAGGGAGAAGACCTGGACGGTTTCGACGGCATGTTGGCGGCCAACAAGTCGCGCTCGAAATGGCTGATCCTCTACAACAGTGCAACAGCCTCGGAAGGTCGGAAGCGTTTCACCATTGCGCACGAGTTTGGACACTACCTCCTGCACCGCCACCAACAGGATCGCTTCGAGTGCGGTGGCGACGACATCGAAACCGGGGACAACAATGGGCGCGACATCGAGGCCGAATCCGACTCGTTCGCCTCGACCCTGTTGATGCCGCTGGATGATTTCCGGCGCCAGGTGGATGGGCAGCCGATCAGCTTCGATCTGCTGGGCCACTGCGCCGATCGCTACGGTGTTTCGCTGACAGCCGCCGCCTTGCGCTGGACCGAAATCGCTCCGAAGCGTGCCGTGTTGGTGGCCAGCCGGGATGATCACATGCTGTGGGCCAAGTCGAACGAGGCGGCACTTCGGTCCGGCGCTTACTTCGCCACCCGCAAGAACACCATCGAGTTGCCTCGCCAGGCGCTGGCACACAGCTACAACGGCTGGGACGCAGGCGATCAACAGACGGGCCGGGCACAGGACTGGTTTCCACGCGAACCTGGCAGCATGCCCGTCACCGAAATGACACGCGTGGCCGGGCAGTACGACTACACGCTGACGCTGCTGCTGATGCCCGACGCCGAATGGCAGCGGCCTCGGCATGATGATGAAGAGGCGGAGGAGGATACCTTCGATCGATTCATCCGCAACGGCCAATACCCTGCGCGATAGATTATGAGCGCGCACAAATGGCAGTTCAGTTCCCGCTTCCGCCGTCACGCCTTCGGCTGGCGATCTGACACGCCGATTCAGCGCATCAAGGAAGCCCTCGCGGAAATCAAGCAGGTCGCGCGCAAGGAGCCGTTGCTCGCTGCCGAGGGCGCCGTGACCCTGCTGGAGAAGCTCTCACCGGCGCTGGAGCAGGTCGACAGCTCGTCGGGCGCCCTGGGCTCGGCGGTCAACAAGGCCATCGAGACCGTGGTGCCGATCATTGCCAAGGCTGATGTCGAAACGCGTGTTCGACAACGTTGGCTCGAACGCCTGTGGCAGGCCCTGCAGGACGACGAGATGCCCTACATCGAATCCCTCGGGGAGCACTGGGGCGAGTTGTGCGTCACGCCGGAAATGGCGCTCGCGTGGGTCGACGAGTTCTTGCCGTTGGTCGAACACGTCTGGAGTCCCCGGTCCGCCGGCCACGGATTCTTCAAGGGGACGAGCGCATGCCTGGCTTCGCTCTACGCCGCCGGTCGCCATGATCAACTGCTCGCGCTGCTGGAGCGCGCGCCCTTCAAGTGGTGGCACGACCGCCAGTGGGGCGTCAAAGCGCTGGCAGCGATGGGGAAGAAAGCGGAGGCGGTTCGATATGCCGAGCAGTCGCGCGGTCTGAACGACCCCGGCTGGCAGATTGCCGAGGCCTGCGAAGCCATCCTGCTGTCATCGGGCATGGCGGAGGATGCGTACCGGCGCTATGCGATCGAAGCCAATCAAGGCACGACCAATCTCGCCACCTTTCGCGCCATCGCCAAAAAATATCCGGGCATTCCGCCGGAACAGATCCTGCGCGATCTGATTGCCAGCACCCCAGGTGCTGAAGGCAAGTGGTTCGCCGCCGCAAAGGATGCCGGCCTGTTCGACGTTGCCATCGAATTGGTCACCCACAGCCCGACCGACCCGCGCACACTGGCTCGCGCGGCCAGGGATTTTGCCGAAAGTCAGCCTGACTTTGCTGTCGCTGCCGGCCTTGCATCACTGCGCTGGATTTCGCTCGGGCACGGCTATGACATCACCGGCCTCGATGTGCTCGACGCCTACTCGGCCGTGATGCAGGCGGCATCAAAGGCCGGGGTGGATGCCCAGCAGGTCAAGGCGCAGATCAGGAACCTGCTGTCGTCCGCGCCCGTGGGCAACCAGTTCATGAAAACGGTTCTGGCCCATCATTTGACGGGCTGATTCGCGCGGCGTTTTCGCAGAGGCCCGCACCAGTACGCCCGCGCCCGAAACTCCCTCATGGTGTCGGTCAGCGTTCGTCCGGAGAATTTCGCTATTCAAGCGAGTTTGACGGAGAGGACCGATACCGATGCATGTAATCAACCAAATACCACCCGGCCGGATGACTCCGGAACAGCGTCGGCGCGAGCTCGCGTCGTTGCTGGCAAATGGGATCGCGCGCCTTCGACTGGCTGACGATCTCCGGTCCGCAGATAGTGCCGAAGATAGCGAAGTTTTACTTGGCTTTCATGGCAACCAGAGCGTTCATTCAGACCCGTCAACAACATAAAAACGGAGTCCTGATGAGCACGACCGTCAAAGTCAACACCGGCACCTTCGCCACGCCACCATCGGTTGCCGCACAGATCGCACGATTGCCCGAGCTGCCCATGTCGGAAATCAAACATCTCTGGCTGCGGCTCTTCGGCGGCGACACGCCCACTCACAACCGCCAGTTTCTCGAACGCCGCATTGCCTACCGCCTGCAGGAGATGGAGTTCCGCAAGGTCGATGCCGGCCTGCTGGAGCGCAACAAGCGCCGGATCGCATCCTTGATCGAGACCGGCAAAGTCAAGAAACGCGATCGCGACTACCGGCCGGCAGCGGGTACCGTGCTCACCCGCGAGTACCAGGGCGTCGAACACCGCGTGATCGTGACCCAGGACGGTCAGTACGACTTCCAAGGCCGGATGTATCCGAGCCTGTCGATGATCGCCCGTGAAATCACCGGAACCAGGTGGTCCGGGCCGCTGTTCTTCGGGCTCAAGGCCCCCGCCACACCCAAGACGAAGGCGAAGAAGGGAGCGCGGCGATGAGCGAAGTTTTGAAGCGCCGCATGCGTTGCGCCGTCTACACCCGCAAGTCCACCGATGAGGGGCTGGACCAGGAATACAACTCCATCGATGCCCAGCGCGATGCCGGCCATGCCTACATCGCCAGCCAACGCGCCGAGGGTTGGATTCCTGTCGCCGATGACTACGACGATCCGGCGTTCTCCGGCGGCAACATGGATCGTCCCGCACTCAAGCGGCTGATGGCGGACATCGAGGCCGGCAAGATCGATGTGGTCGTCATTTACAAGATCGACCGCCTGACACGCAGCCTCGCCGATTTTTCCAAGATGGTCGAGGTGTTCGAGCGCTACGGTGTGTCCTTCGTGTCGGTCACCCAGCAGTTCAACACCACCACGTCGATGGGGCGGCTGATGTTGAACATCCTGCTGTCCTTCGCCCAGTTCGAGCGCGAGGTCACCGGCGAGCGCATCCGCGACAAAATCGCCGCCAGCAAGCGCAAGGGCATGTGGATGGGTGGTGTACCGCCGCTCGGCTACGACGTCGAGAACCGGCGGCTAGTGCCCAACGAACGCGAGGCCAAGCTCATTCGGCACATCTTCCAGCGTTTCGTCGAACTCGGCTCCGGGACGCTGTTGTTCAAGGAGCTGAAGCTGGACGGCGTGACCTCCAAGGCGTGGACCACGCAGGACGGCAAGACCCGCGAAGGCAAGCCGATCGACAAGGGGCTGATCTACAAGCTGCTCAATAACCGCACCTACCTCGGCGAACTGCGCCACAAGGAGCAGTGGTACCAGGCCGAGCACCCGCCCATCATCGACCGCGCGTTGTGGGATCAGGTGCACGCCATCCTGGCTACCAACGGACGGGTGCGCGGCAATGCCACCCGGGCGACTGTGCCGTATCTGCTCAAGGGCATCGTATTCGGCAACGACGGCCGGGCCTTGTCACCGTTTCACACCACCAAGAAGAATGGCCGCCGCTACCGCTATTACGTGCCGCAGCGCGAGAACAAGGAGCACGCGGGCGCATCGGGGCTGCCGCGATTGCCAGCCGCTGAACTCGAATCCGCCGTACTGGACCAGCTGCGCGTTCTGCTGCGGTCGCCGGCTCTCCTGGGCGATGTACTGCCGCGCGCCATCGCACTGGATCCCAGTCTTGACGAAGCAAAAGTAACTGTCGCCATGACGCGCCTGGACGTCATTTGGGATCAACTCTTTCCGGCCGAGCAAACGCGCATCGTCAAGCTGCTGGTTGAGAAGGTGATCGTGTCACCCAACGACCTCGAAGTGCGGCTGCGCGCCAACGGCATCGAGCGCTTGGTGCTTGAACTGCAGCCAACGGGCGTCGCCCAGCCCGAGGAGGCATTGGTATGA